GAGTGCTACCTGATAATGGTAAATAGAATAACATCTGATCCATATCAGTAGTGAACTCCTCCATCTCTTCCATAAGTAGATAGTTCATGTATTCTTTTACACGTTCTGCCTGTTGTTCTATAGCGGGTGTTCTCAAACCTACTGTTTGTGTTCTTACAGGGCCATCTGAAGGAACTAATTCTTTATAAGCTTGTGCTTGAAATTGTGTCGTTGCCTCAGATAACATTGGGTGAGTTACATTAGAGGCTCCCTTAAATGGCCTAGTCACATTAACGTATTTAGTTCCTAATAAATCTAAACCTTTTATATATGCATCTTCCCAATCTTTTCTTGAAACCTTATCTTTTTTATATTCCTCTATTAATTCTGAAGACATTTCTTTTAATGTCCTCTCATCTAAATTTTCTGCTAAGTTGGCATTGAAATCATCTCTAGGTGATTCTTCAATTACTTCTTCTTCACCTTCAACCGATACGTCAATTGGTATACGACTCTCTGGTTGCTCTTCGATTTCTTCCTCAACTATTTCTGTGTTTTTCTCTATTGCCATAATTAATTATACCTTCTTGTTTTAAATATATCTACCACAAGACCGCCTTTGGATTTGTATGTTTTTTGTGTACCTCTCATGAGATTGTTTACTTTTATAGCAAACGCATCAAAATACAAGTTAGGGTTATCTTCTGTAATTAGTTTGTAACCTTTTTTTGGGTTTTCTGAGGCATCTGTATGAGCAATTCTAGTAAAACTCTTACCTGGAACGAAACCTCTCTCACCTTCCTTACCCTTTGGACCTAATAGGTGTCCTTCCTTATAAACGTATGTTTCCTCATCTATTTTTTTGTAAGGTTTTTTAGGATTCGATCTAGAGATTTTGATGGGTCCTGCCGAGCTACCAAAAAAACGTGCTGTCTTTTTCATTAATTCAGGAATGATGGCTTTACCTTTTTTATTTATTCCTTTACCGCTTGCGTATCCATAAGCTCTTTCATTTCCAGCAAACCCTTCAACACTAGCTTTGTAATTAAGCATGTCAAAAGGTAATACAGCAACATAATCTGCGCCTTCTCTTGCTGCAAGTTGTAGTAAATATTTTAAAGCGTGATCACTATAATCAGCTGCATCTACCATTGGAAAATAATCAACCTCTCCTCTTTGAACACCAGAAGTTATTCTTTTTGTATTTCTTTGTAAATCATCAGCTGCTTTATAAATTTTTGATGGATTACCTGTTTGCGCAGCTAAATCTAAATCTTGTTGAAGTTTACGTTGTGCTGATAGAAACATTCTATTTTCAATATCCTTTTGAAAAGGATTTTTACGTGCTTCACCAGAAAGTTGTTTGCCTCTTGATAAAGCCTCACTCACTCTTTTTGCATTGTCAGCTTGTATTTGGTGAATAGATAAAACTTTTTTACCATCTGGTGTAAATCTTGTATCGAATCTTACGTGAAAAACTTCATTTTTAACAAATTGACTAAAGTGTGAACCACTTGTTTTAAGAGGAGCACTATTACCTAATATTGGTTCATCTAAAAAAAATACAACCTCTCTGTAATTGTCCCCACCCTTAAGTGTTTGATCTTCATTATAATATCTTGGAGCTCTTGAAGATTTTAAAGGTGCTATACCTTCATCAATCTCACTAATTATTTTATTGATTTGTATGAATTCATTTCGAAGGGGAGCTTTATCTTTTATTCCATTTCTTAGTCTTATTAATCTTTCTACAGCAGAATTAGCATTCTCTGTTAAATCATCTACATCACCTTTTCTTAAAGCGTTTAAATAATATAAAACAGTATCAGCTCTGTCAAAATTATCTCTATCTGCCATGTCAAATTTTTTTGCAATAGATTGTATTTTTTTATATTGGTCATCTGCATTTTTTATAATTTTTTCATAAGTTCCCTGTGGTATTCCAAAGTCTAAAGTTTTTAATCTATTTACAGGATTTAGTTTAAGCATTGTGCCAACAGTGTTAGCATCTAACTTCATACCGAACTTTTGTGCTGCAAATAATAAACCACCTGTGAGATCACCACGATCATTGAATATTGCTAAATTTGAATCAAATAATTCTTCTCTCGAAATACTAACTTCTTTACCTGCAAAAGGTCCTCTATCATATTTAAATTTTTTAAGATCTAAAACAGTTCGGGTTGCAGGTTTGCCAAAAATATTGAACCTCTCTTTTCTTCTACTAGTTAAGTGTTCAAGCCATTCATCAGCTGTGTATTGACCTCGACCCTTTCTCATCACCCAATCGTACGTAGAGGATCCAAAAGCAGGAGCTATATCATCACCCATCTGTAATGGTTTGGTTTGTTTTAATACAACTGGTGGATTTCTAATTTCTCTAACAGCTAATTCTTGACCACTAGCTTGTGAAGGCTTTGGTTCATAAGTTATTTGTTTTGTCTGTTGTCCGGTGGTCGGTGTAGCTGATTCTTTTTTACCGCTTAACAGTCTACGTCCCAACCGGAATAATTTGTCTAGGGACATTGTCCCTCCTAGTACATTGATGTAGGTTTTGTTCTCGCCATTCCGCCACCACGGGCTTTGATCATTTTACCTTTTTTAGCCATACCCATGCCCATAGGTCGTTGCATCATGCCACCACCCATTCTTGGTGAAACTTTAGATGCAGCAACTTTGCTTCCTTCCATTACTGTATCTTTAGCTTTTTTAATATCACCTTCAGTAAGTCTATTTTTTTTAGAAGGTCTTTCCACTTTCCTTGGATCTCCAACATTTTCTTTACCAATAGCTTTTGCTATAGCAGCCTGTCTTGTTTGTTGAAATCTTTCTTCTTTCATAGGATTTTCAGGACTGCCTTTTCTATAACCCATAGGTCTCTTCATCATGCCACCGCCCATTTTTTTAACTTTAGCAGTGTCTCTTTTTTGTGCTGCTTTCTTATCTTTAAATGCTTTAGCAGCTTTGCCCGCTGCTAATACACCAGTAGCTAATGCAGCACCAACACCCATTCTACGTTTTAAAAATTTTTTACCAGCTTCCTTTGTAAGTTCTTTAGCTGATTTCATTTTACTTACTGCTTCAGCTTTTGAAGCCATGCTACCTGGAGCTGTTTTGATTGCAGGAAAATTACCCGCCATTTTACCAAAGCCACTACCTGCAGCACCAGTTAAAGGAGCAGGTAAACCTTTTCCTTTCGCAAATTTTTGAAGATCATTAAACTTACCTCTTTTAGCTTTCATGGGTCTGCCTTCTTTTTTCTTTTTTAAAAGTGCAAAATCTTCCGCATCAATTTTATTATTTTTATTCATGTCTATGTTTTTTTGTTTGCCTTTTAATGCCATAAAAACTCCTAATAATATTTATATTCCTTTTCTAATTTTATTGGTGGGTCGTCCCAATTATCTGAATACGTAGAAACAAATCCACCTTGCCTATATCTTAACACAGCTTGGGTCATGCTGTCTACATAGTCATCATACTGACCATTAGGAAATGCAGCACATTCCTCAATGACCTCTTGAGCAAAGTGCTCATCTAGTGGTGCATATACCATACCAGACTCAAATACAGGCGCACAGCTATTTATTCGTGTATGCTTGTCTCTGCCTCTTGCAGGAACAAAATCCACTACAGGAATCCCTGCTCTCCTTAATTCGTGGATCAATGGTTGACCTGAAGCTTTAGCTTCAATGATTACAGTTTCCGGTTCCCAGTATTGATATTGCTCTATCGCTACGTTCTTGAGATCTGGAAAGTCATACCTACCCTTCATAGCATCTAAAAGTATAATACATTTTTCATAACCATCTACAGGCTCAAAGATTCCCCACGTAGTTATTGCTGAGTAATCTGCAGATTCTTTTTTAGAAAATGCAGTATCATAACTTTGTATGACATGAAGAAGTTTAGGTAAATGTTCTTTGTCCCAATCTTGCCACCATTCACGTTTGATAATGGCTCCTTCTTCTGAAGTTGGGTCCTGCATGTATTGTGCGTTCCAGTTTTTTGTTGAGATAGATGCTTTAACTGAATCTAAATCCTCTTTAGACCAATACTCAGGCCATACAGGTTTATCGTTAGGTAAGATAGCAGGAAACTCAATTACATCCCACTTGTCCGCTTTCGGCTCCGATTGTGCCTTGATGAGCCTTCCAGTAAGATCGTCTACCGCCCACCGGGTCATGACCACTAGAATACGACCACCAGGTTGTAAACGTTGTCGGGGTCCTGAACTATACCACTCGTAAGCCCTGTCCATTGCAGAGTCAGACATGGAGTCTTGTTCTGTATGTGGGTCATCTATAATTAACAAATCAGCACCACGACCTGTTATCGAACCGCCAACACCAGCTGCAAAATATTCGCCACCATGATTTGTTTCCCATCGGCCTTTTGCTTTTGAGTCTTCTCTAAGTGTCACGTTACCAAAGATTTGTTTATATTCTGGTGTGTTCATTAAGTTACGAACCTTGCTACCGAACCTTGAAGCAAGTTCAGCGTTGTGTGATACCTGCATTATTTTTTTCTTAGGATACTTTCCTATGTACCAAGCAGGGAATAAATAAGATGCAAATTCAGATTTGGTATGCCTAGGAGGCATATTAATGATGAGCCTCTTTGCATCACCATCAGCTATATCTTCGAAAGACTGAGCGATTATTTGATGGTGCCCATATTGTTTTGGGTCCTTTGTTTTTCTGTAGATAAAATCTTCCCAAACAGCCTCTGCAAAAATTATAAAATTATCTTGGCATAACTTAATCCACTGCAGTTGTTTTTGCAGTATCAAATCTTTTATTTCATCTTCACTTAGATTTTGAATATTCATATTGCCATCTAAACTTTTTTTGTGAATGAACCTTAGGTTGCCACTCACGATTTTTTCTTGTTGTCCAACCTTTACCTTTTGGAAAAGCTGGAGCTTCAGCAACTATAACAAAACCAGCTGCTCTTAAACTTATACCAGATTCTGTGTCTAAAGTATAAGTAATTATCTTAGAACCACCCATCTCTCTCCATATTCTTTGACAAGCACCATACAAAAAACTATTTACATTTTTTGTGCCATCAGTGCAGGTTCTCAAAATTTCTCCAGTTAATCCATCATCTAATTTTCTTGCCACTGGTCTACCTACGATAGCAACACCAACAAGTTTATTATCTTTAAAAGCACATATAGAAAATTTACACCCCACCACTCTTTTAGAGTGTCTATGAAACAATTTTAAATATTCATTTGCTTTTCGTAAAGTGCAAGGTCGGATATTCATACCATTTGGGACCCTAGTATATTTATGTATATTGCTTTGTAAACCTCTTTGCACAGCACGGCTGTGCCAGAAAACGCAGTCGGCACAGGTGCAACCTGTAAATCTATTATTTTTAAAATTAGAGCCTTCTTTAGTGTAGATACACCAATGGCGTTGTTAAACGCCATTGGTTGTTAGTTATGTTTATTATTAAAACGTATATTTAAGTTTTTTTACCATTTTAAGTGCATATACATTTTTTTCAAAGGTACTACGATACAATGAATAAAAATAATTATCTTTATCCATTTTAGAATATTCTTTGTAAGATTTTCTAATTTCATTACAAAGAAATTTAATCATACTATCTTTGCTCATTGTTAGGTGTTAGTTGTTGGATTAGTGTAGAAAACTTTTCTAGCACATTATTTTTAAACTCGTCCACAACAACGTTGCCTTGATTTTCTAAGATATGCTTTTCAACCTCTCCCATTAATAGTTGAAACATAATTTCATAATTGAGTTGTTTCTTAACTCCATTTGAAACCAACATATCTTTGAGTTGAGTTGGCGATTTATCGCCAACCCTTTTCGCTAATACCTCAGCAATATTAATTAAATCATTATTGGGCATTGTTGTCCCCTATTGCTTTGTATTCACTATAAACAATTTCAGTAGTGAACTTGTTATATAAATCGTTATGAGCAATTTTGAAATTTGCGGTTTCAAACTTTTTTCTTTTACGATTTATTTTTTGTAGTCCAAAACTATTACCTTGTTCATCTTGAACAATGATTAAGTTTTGGTTTGTTCTATCAAAGCAATCCACAACATTTTGTTTCATTGTGTCTAACTCTTTAGATAGTCTATTTGCCTTTAACTTTAATTGAGCATAAGCAAGGATAACTTTCTTTTCATCTTGCTTTAGCCTCTTTGTTGCATTTGGCATTTTTACCTCTTTGTTAAGTTAATTTACACCAATTAATATTGGATAAGATATTACTATCAAATCCCATAGTTAATACAATAGTTAATTTAACTTTTTTTTATTTAATTTATTTAATATAGGCTCGACCTCTACTTTAACAAATTCACTCCCTAATATTTCAGAAAGTTTTCCCGCCAACTGGGAAATCGAAGCTGTCACTTTATCCTGTTCAATCTGTCCTAAACGAGATCGAGATTTACGAGGCGAGGCGTTATTCTTTTTTTTCATCTTCTAACTCCGTAATGTAATCATCTAGTTGTCCACTAACACGATTTGGTATATCGGCTTTGGTTTCTGTGTACCACGTGCCGTCAGGTCTTTCCCATTCTAAAACTATTGCCCAACTCTTGACACGAGGCGAGGCGACATTGTCGCCTCGTTTATTTTTATTCGACATTACCAACTGCACCAATATTCTACAACCTTATTATCGTTGATCGCTTGTTGGCAAAATTTTAAAAACTTGATG